GGACCACCCTCAGGTTGAGGTGCTTTTAAATCAGAACCAGGATTCTCACGCTCATAAGACTTACGACCCTTTTCATTGAGACCGCCTTCTTTGTTCTTACCCTCTTTACGTTGCCAAGCAGCACTCTCATTCGTCTGAATGTTCATGTCAGTCTTTTTCTTTGACTTCAATGCTTTTTGTTGAAGTTGAAGTTTCTGACGATTAAGAACAAGTTGTCTACGCTGAATCATTTGATCTCTACGATCTAGCGAATCATTCTTTCCATCATTATGCTCCTCAGCCTCAGCAACTCTGATCAATGGTTGAGTTGGATCAGGACTGGACTGAGAATACTGAGTAACGCGAGCATCTGGATATACTTTTTGAACAGCATCTGTAATCTCTGCCTTACTAGGAACTCGCAGTGATGGGAAGAACAATTGAGTCATATAGAACTTACCTCGGAAGGTGAGGAAGATTCTCATGACTTGACCATTCTGACGAGGAATGGTAGCTGCTTCTTGTACTTCAAACTCTTCTTTCTTCGTCTTCTTGACACAGTTTGGATATCTTTTTCCAAACATAGTCTTCATACCTTTCTTCTCATATCCTTTCCAACATGCTTCACCAAGTTTGTTTGTCTCGACAAAACCATTTGCTTCAAGAGCAGCAATTTGAGAAGGTGAGAAACCTTCTTTCTTAGTGCTGTTACCCCAATTAGCAGCACCCTTCTTACGGCACTTTACAAGGGCACCAGAGGCATATGCAGAAGGCCATACAGAGTAACGAGACTTGACCTTATGATAGCAGGCATCTTTCGTTCCACTACCCTTACCCTTCTTGTCTTCTTCTGAAAATACTTCTTCTTTCATTTTCTTTTTATCAGTAGAAACGTAAGTTGGTTTGGCAGCACCAGATTTTGATTGTTGTCCTGGATCTGCTTTCTTTTTGCGACGAGATGCAGAGAGTCTTTCGGACTTGCTCATGCTTGCTCGTTTTGATGAGGAGACACACTTGGGAGTTCCTTCTCCTGGTTCATCACTGGCGCAAGTCCCACCTGTGACAACGTTGACCCAACCACCTTTACCATCCTTTGACTTGGATCCTTTAAACCACTTGTTAAGGGAACCTTCGCTAACTCCACCATTAGAGCTCCCATCGCTCCCGTTCCCATTTCCATTCCCATTCTTAGTCTCATCATCTGCACTATGTCCATTTTCTTTGCGTAACATTCCAGCTGCTCCTACAACCTTAAATCCCTTAGGGATGGATTTACACTTTTTATCAGTGTAACAATAGTATTGACCTGCTGGACACTTGCCGTTTTTCATCAATTATGAGAGTGGCCTCTTCTTATTTATAGTCCAATTATGTTATATACGTTTAAACTACCAGCACCAATGGGACCATCAGGAGTTGCAAATGAAGTTGCGCTTACAATTCCTACTACGGTAAGTTTAGTAGTCGGATCATCAGTGCCTATTCCAACCTTTCCCTCAGTAGAAGCGAGTCCGCCTGCTGAAACAAGATTTGCAGATTGTCTTGTCTTGTCAGCCATGATACATACTTGCTTTTAACTATTTAGAAATTAATATCCATTTCAAAAATTTTATCAGCTCCTACTCCTAAGAAATGAAGTTTATATCCATTGGGTGTATTAACAACACGAACATCTTGTGGATCTGCTTCAAATGCTGTTGTGTCTATTGCTGCTACAAATGTTAATGTGCTAGTAACATCATAGGCAACTGAGAGTGTGAAGTGTCCAATTGTATCAGTAGAATTTCCACAAGTAAATATACCTTTTCCATCAGGAGTAAAGTCAAAAGATCTTAATGATGCGTCTGATGAAGTAAGAGTTGATGATACCCCATCATAAACCATTGTAGTTAAACCTCTACCCAAAACATATGGTACGGCAAGACTCCACTGATATATCTTATCATCAGTTCCATCCAAAACATAACACTTTGTTCCATCAGGATTAAACCTAAATGATGACGGAAGATCACCGCCGCGAGTCACCAAATCTATACAACCATCAGCAAAACCTGATAACTCGTATGCAGTTGTTAACGGAATTGTTACTGCTTTATCCATTGAGGAAGAATATCTATCCAGAAATGTAATTGTAGTTCCATCACCATTAAATCTACAACCACTTGGAGTAGCAAAGTAATTTGTTAAATAAGCGGTTCCACTGGGAGCAGGGGGCCACTGGGTTGGTGATAAATCAAGTGCTGTGTAGAGTGTAGCTGTTGATGAATCAAATCCTGTGCTTAGATCATATTCTCTGACTTCATCTGTACCATAATCAATAACTACCAACTTTGTTCCTGTGGGATTGAAATCAAAGTGTGCTGGATTGGTTGTTCCTAATGCTGTTCCTGAAACATAGGTTACTGTTGACGATAGATCAAATCCAGTGCTTAAAGTCCATTCATGAATTTTGTCACTACCATTGCCAATAACAAACATTTGTGTTCCATCAGCATTAAATCCTACATCATAGGGATTGCTCTCATATGATGTAGTAGCGAAATTTGTTCCCTCAGTTATTGTTCCACTTGTAACATCATATGCATTTGATACACTATACTCAACAACTAAATCTGTATCATAGTTGACTACAAAAAATTTGGTTCCATCATTATTCCATCTTATACTATATGGAGTTGTGAGACCATCTCCACCAAGACTATACGCACCATTATACCCATCAAGAGTTCCAACATCATATGCAGTTGATAAGTCAAATTGTTGGATATTGTCATCACCAAATCCAATTAAATATAATTTTGTGCCATCACCATTAAAATCAAATCCTCTTACATATGCATCCGCACTACCTATACCAAAAATATTATCTAATCTTTTGTTTATTTGTTCATATCCAGGACTAAACCGATTCGCCAGATCATCGTTTGCATTGGTTGTTATCGTCCACGGAGTTCCCATTGTGAACTGCTGTATAGTATCATATGAAGATCCACCAAAATAAAGATATCTTCCATTTGGGGATACTTCTACTGAAAAGGTATTGGTTTCGTATTGGGCACAGGTAAAGGTTGCTTGCGTGCTTGATCCTGATGTATTAAAAGGAGAGGTACACTCAATATGTCTAATATAATCACCACTATATGTGAGATACAAATGAAGTCCATCTGGTGACCAAGCAAATGCATATGGATAAGTCATTCCAGTGGTGTATAAGTTTGTTTGCTGCGATCCCACTTTCTTCAATCCTGCTTGGGATATGGCAGCAATTCTTACATTATCAACACTGTCATACATTCCAGAAGATCTTGATTCAAAATCACCTCCTGTAATAAGACCTCTTGCTTTTGACATTATGAAATATCCTCATACCCAATAACAAGTTCGAGATCACTTGCTACTGATGCAACTGCACGAATAGAGTCACCTTCTTCTAAGTAAAAATATGTATCCTTTGCACACAAAATTTGAGTTGCTTTTGCTGGAACAGAAATTACCTTCGCAATATATCTATCTGTTGAACCATCGTAAATACTGACACTAATATCAGCAGAATTTGTGCCATCAACATTTGCACAAAGAATACTATTAATTTTTAATACCTTACCACTAGAAGAAGCATTGCTCAATGCAGCAGCAATAGATGCAGTCACAGCATATCTTGCAGTCTTTCCAGTAATTGTTGTTGGACTTTTTAAGTTTGGTGCAGCCATGTTTTTATCTCCGTGTTATATTTAGAATATCATTCCCATGATTACTGGATCTGGACCTGAACTTCCTCCACCACCAGAGGCAGTTACTGTTGCAATACCTCCACTAGCAGTTGCAGTTACGTTAGTGCTAAAATTGATAGCAGTAATTCCTGCTCCAAGAAAAGATCCATTGTTTTTAATATCAATACCAGAGATTACATTTGAAAGATTACTTCCATCACCACTAAAACTAGTTGCACTGATAACACCGGTAACATTTAAATTAGTTCCTGTTACTCCAACACCAAGGTATCCAGATACTTGTGTAGAAACTCCTGCTGTTGTAGCGAAGGTGGCAATACCTGCACTGATTGCCTCAGTTGCAATTCCCGATTTAATTGAAAAATTTGAATCTCCTCCACCACTACTACCACCGGTAGCAAAATTAAAAGCAACAATTTCAACAATATCATCAACTGTTGCACCTTCATCTAAAACAATAGAAGTGGTGTTTGTTGCAGTATATTGATCCTCTGAAAGTTTGACACCATTAAGGAATACATCGACGTAACCAAGAGCATACGTTGCGGCGAATGTTGTTTGATTGGCAGTTGCTGTGTACTTGGTTACAGTCTTATTTGCTTTCTCAACAGTTACAGATGCAACACCAGCAACAATACTGACATCTACACCACTTGCAAATTTAATCGTATTGGCAGTTCCTACCGCTGCTCCTAAGGTAGAAATTCCAACGGACTTGTTATCAACCCAAGACTGAACCCCCTTTGAACTACTGGATAGAACTTGTCCATCCTGTCTTGGATATCTTAAATTCTTTCTACTTAGGAGTCTTGGCATTAGTTAGCAGTCTCCAAAATACTTAATATAAGTTTTAAAGTTGTATTCGCACTAGCAGAAACCTTAATAGAATCAGTTGTCTCTAATACCAATTTACCATCCATAGGAACAAAAGCATCATTCTGAGGAACAGCTCCTTGCTTAATAATTTCCGTTGTTGTTGAAGATCTTACATGCGACATTGTTACGGTAGCATCTGCCGACCCGTAGTTAGTGACATGTGCATACAAAACAATGGCAGTGTAACCAGCAGGTGCTGTATAAGCAGTCTGCTCAGAAGTTGTAATAACTACTGTCTTTGTTTTAAATCTATTGAGAGCAAGTTGTGCCATTCTAACTGAGTGCTAAGATAAACGGAGTCATTTCTGAGAACAAACTCTTAGTGAAAGCTCTTCCACTAATTGTACCAGTGCTTTGATTGATCTGTAAGTTGTCTCCGATTCGGAAATTACCTGCCTGGTCTGTGCTGGTATAAACAACTCGCCCACCATTATCGGTGAGGACCTCATTTGCCTGGATTGTCACACCACCTCTTTTTGGAGTGGCAGATTGAATTGTATTTCCAGAACCAATATATTCAAATGTATGAGAACTAGCGACAACTCTACTCAGTTGATGGAAGTATGTAGTCGTACCAGAACCTATGTTGTTATTTAGATTCTCTTCTAATGTGATAGTTGAGATCCCACTAATTGTTGGTGTTGAAGAAGCAACTGTATAGTAAATCGGTTCTAGTGAAACAGATGCTGTTGCCTGAGTTCCAGATGTGGGTGCATCAATTGTAATTGATGGAGCAGATGCATATTGATCACCCCCAGTGATGAGAGTAACTGATTCAACTTTATCACCATTCATATTGGCAAATGCAGTTGCTGCTGTTCCACTAGGTCCTGTGGGTGTAGCAATAATAACATTTGGAGTTGTTGTATATCCTGCACCAGGATTTACAACAGTAACTGCCTCAACTCTATTATAAAGAATATCAAAATATACACCTTGTCCATCATACGGTCTACCAGTTCCAAGTCCAGAAATTACAATTTCATCTTGATCAGCAACGGTTGCTGCTGCTGCAACTGAACTACTAAATTGTCTAGATCCAACGCCTCTGGAAACAAGACCAAATGTGCCAAAACTACAATTACTGTTTGCAACGTCTGCTTGTCCACCAGCATCACATGAGATTGCTTCATTGCAACAAATAGTAAAGATGGAAACCAACTGAGCATATCCTTCATTGGTTACGGCAATACCTACACCACCTTGATTATATTGAGTGAATGAGTCGAAGTTCATAGACTTCAACAATGGTGCTTGATTACCATCAATTCTTGCACCAGTGCCTGTTGTAGTATCGCTAGTACAGTTCTGAACATAAGGACCTTTCCACTTACCACCACCCTGGTTTACGGCAGCATCAGCAGTTGGAAATGACACAGCAGCAGCAGGTGCTCTATGACCAGTAAATGTCATGTTGGCAAGTTTGGATGCCTTTCTTACATGGAAGAGATCACTAGTTGCATTATTGGGAATGACAGTGACAGTTCTTTGATCATCGCCAGTGATAGCACAGAATGCCGGAACCTGAATTGGATTATTTTCACTATAATTACCAGCAAGAACTCTAATAGTAGTCTTCGTTGTTGCCACTCCACAGGCAGCTTTAATTGTTAAGAATGCATTATCAATAGATGTTCCGTTATTAGAATCATTTCCATCCTTAGAAACATATAGAACATTAGTAGCAGTGTTGATACCACTTGAACTTGTTGGAATTGAAATATTACTTCCAATTGTTACAATTCCCGAGAGAACTTGAAGTCCATCTCTTGCTGTAACAAGACCAATAGAATCGATATTAGTTACATCATCATAAGTGATTGTTCCACCAACAGTAATATTACCAGTTGCTTCAATATTTCCTTCAACAAATAATGATACTCCTGCTCTTGCACTTGTTGTTGCAATACCAACTGCTTTGAGGGTATGAATACCAACAGAGTCAGTTGCAAATGTTCCACCAATTGCTGCAAAACTTCCACTATTAGCAACAGTTTTCCACTTTGAACTTGCAGAATCATATTGTAAAATATATTCATCATCAAGACCAGTGATATCAACATCATCTAAATCTTTAATGAATCCGGCACCACCGCCACCCATTGTGGACATTTGGGTTTGGATTCTATTGATAAAGATTCTATAATGTTCTGCTAGATCTTTTAGAGTTGCAAACTTTTGATCTAATGGTGTAAGTGGATCTTGTCCAGAACCAATATTTTCTGCTTCATCAGGAGGTTCAGTAAGAAGATAATTTTCCTGTAAGTCCTCTACCTTTTCTTGTCTTACTTGAATCTGCTCAACAATCTCTCTTAGACTCTCAAAGTTTTTGAGTTCCTTTCTGATTTTTTTGAGTTCTTCTTCGTAGTATTTTGGTTTAGGTAAACCACTAAGTTTTGTTCTTAATGATTCTACTTCTTCATCTAATTTATTTCCAACAAACTCAAACTTTTCATTCAATGAAGTCTGAATACGTTTTGCAGTTTCCTCAGTAACTTCTTGTAAATGATCTACTTTATTATCTACTTGATCTGAGAATGAAATCTCAAACTCTTTTTGATTCTCTTTAAGTTTCTTTTGGAGTTTCCAAACAATATCAGATTGTTCCTTTAACTGACCATAGATTTGATCTTTGAGCTCATTTACTCTATCATGTACGTTTTTAAAATCAACTTTTGTTTCAAAACCAAGAGTGTCTTTTTCTTCTTGCAGTCGATTTAATTCAGTTTCTGCCTGAGTAGTTACATTTTCAATCCAATCCTTTACAGTTTTAAATCTTTCATCAACCGAACTGAATGTTGAAGCAATCCATTCAAAGTCAGGTATTTCTGTTACTTTTTCAATCCAAACAGGAAGTTCTGGAATGGATTCCTTTAAAGACTGAACTGATTCCTTAATTGTTTCCAGTTCTTCTTCGTAATATCTTACCTCTGGAACAACAGGGATGGATTCTCTTACATCATCAATAATTTCACAGAGTGCTTCTAGTTCTTTATCATATGATTTAACTTCTGGAACTTCTGGAATGCTTTCTCTGACATCATTAATCAGGCGGAGAAGTTCTCCCCATTCTGGTGCCTGAACAACATCAGTTACTTCGATCTTTGCATTTCCATCAGCATCATCAATTATCTGTGTTTCTTCTTCTAATTCTTCTGGCTCAATAAAATCCTCAACAGAAGGAAGTTCACCCTGCCCTACGATATCCTCAATGGATGGTAACTCGTTATTATGCTCTTCGGGCATTTCAGTCACAACTTTTTTACCTATTTATTTTGGGACTTTTGGGCATCTTTTAGCATCTTAGTTAAATCAGCAGTAGATCCAACAAAAAGAGCATTAGTGACATTGGTGGGACCTTTTTGCGTGTCCTCCTCAACATCTTTTAATTTCTTCTGCAAGTCCATTAACTTGTCAGTTGCATCGGAGACGCTTTTGATTAATTGACCAGCAACTTCATATGCACGTGGCATTTCACTTTCCTGAGCCAATTCAAGAATGCCATTAATTGCTTCTTGACCTTTCTCAATTATACTATAAAGGTTACCTCTTGTATACTCATAATCTTTTTTGACATCTGTCTTTTCTCTATCAACAGGAGGTTTCACTACCTTGACTTCTTTTGTTGCTTCGACAATATCGCTTGCAACATCAAATGTATCTTCTAGGTTATCAAACTTCATGACATGTCCGTGCTAAAATCTTGATAGAATGAGGTTGTCTCATTGAAACCAAAGTCGTCTCCGACTTCAATAAGAGCATCATCAGCAGTATTCAAGATATTAACACCAGAACCTTGAACGTGATCCACAGCGATCGTTCCATCCTGACCCCTTCTTACTTTCAGATTGTTGCCAGTAATAGATTCAATAAAGAGTTCTTCGCTATTGATAGTTACATAGGTTTCTTCACTAAACGGTGCTGTTGTAGTGAGAGTGAGAATAGTCTCGGTGGATTCGATGTCCTCGTCTAAGTATGCAGATGCATCTCCAACGTAGTTTTTGGTTGCTCTTGGCGTAACAGTGTAGCGAAGTTCCCTTCTGGGATTCTTCACATCCGTGTTCGTCATGTAATTGAGAGTAGCCTTCTTGATAATACCAGTGGTCTGATCTGGTGTAGGACCGAACAGATAAGTCTTTGCAGTAAATCTCAACGTATAAATCAGTGCTCTTCTACTAGAAAAATCACCTTCATAGTCATCAGTAAAGTTTACTGAATCAAGAATAATTGGAATATCTCTTTTCTCGTTAATTTCACCAACCATCTGAATGGTGATATTATATGCCGGTTGAAAATATGGTAAAATCTGTTCAATAATTTGAAGAGCATCATCATTTAACTTAGTCATGATGCTCAACTCAAATGCCATGTTATATGGCACCGGCATAAATGATTTTTTAATAGTCGAAGTTGAATCGACTTTTTTGGATAAGAATGTTTGAGTTTGAGAAACTTTTCTACTGGGATCATAAGTCAATCCAGTAAACTCAAATGACATCCTTGGTAAAGTAATGGATGTTGGTTTATTGAGTTGAGGTGTTTGCTCAATTCTTGCTAAGAACTTTTGTGTTGGTCCATATGCCAAAGGAACCTTCATCACACTTACAGTGGATCCACTATCAGAATGTTTGATGGTAATGTCATTGAACAGGGTGCCGAACCCAATAACAGTCCTTCTCAACACCTCATTGTAAAAGTATTCAAACATCTTTATAGTCCATTGTTATAGTTATTTAGACTTCTCCGAATGGATTCCTCTGAGTGAAGTCTAAAATACCGTCTGCTTCAACTTGAATATTGTCGTTATCTGCATATGGATCAATAAGATCATCAGTGTCAACAGTGGATAATGTATAAACAGCGCCAGAGTCTTGACCTGTAATTGTTTCACCGGAAGTGAATGTCCCATTGGCAATGGATACTCTAAGTTCTTTGGTAGAAGAGATCCACTTCTTAACTCTTGCCTTAGTTCCAGTTGTTCCACCAGTAACGATTTCGTTATAAGTGTAGTCTCCGCTACCAACTAGTGAAGGTGAGGAGAATGATATCTGAGGTGGCAGATTATTTGTACCAAGAGTATACTTACTACCAGAGTCGCTTATTCTGATGGCAGATATTTCACCCGAAGAATTTAGAATTGCCTCCGCTGTTGCAGTATTTACACCAACTTCAAGACTTGAATAATTTTTATCAGCAGCACTGTTTGCAATAGAAATTACCGGAGGTTCAACATATCCACCTCCACCAAACGTGACTGCAATACCAGTCACAATACCGCATCCATTAATTCCAAATTCAATTGATGTTGTACCGATGCCAGTATTAGTTGCAGCAGCAGACATGTAAACAATATTAGGATCAATCTGTGTTACATGAGTTCCATCTGGAATATAGTTAGTAAGCGTATTATCATAGTCATATTGTAATCTGACTCTATCTCCAAGAAGAATACCTGTTGTAGTGATTCCTGTAATAAATGTAGATCCAATACCGATGGTTCCTTCTGTCTTTACAGAATCAAATCTCATCGTTGCAACGCCAAGTGCTCTAAATGCTTCATTGGCACCACCAGGACCAGAAATGCTAATTGTGGCTGTTGTTCCTGGGGCATAACCAAATCCACTATTTCCAATACTAATAGCAGTGATTGTTCCTGCGGCAGAAACAGTTGGTGTTGCTGTTGCGTTTACTGGACTTGGAGAACCAAATGTAATTGTTGGAGTGAGAGTGTATCCAAATCCGATTGTTGCTCCCGTACCAACTGCCCATGAATCGGATTCATTAAACGATACCGCAGTAACCACACCAGCGATATTGATCGTTGCAATACCAATTGCTGTCTGACCAGTGCTAAGACCAGTTCCAAGACCAATAGTTACTGTTGGAGTAGAAGAATATCCCCTACCCGTTGTTGTAAATGCAACTGAGTTTGGATTGATAGAAGTTCCAGAGAGACCAATTGTAGCTGTTGCTCTACTAACACCAGGAGCACTTATTGTTACCGTTGGGGGACTTGCTTGATCATAGAATTTACCCTCTCCATTAACTGCAATACTTGCAACTGTGCCACCCGTTGAATCAAAATCTCCCATTGTTGCAGTAGCACTGGCAGTATTTGAACCGCCAGTTGGAAGTGCAAAGGTAACCTGTGGTGTTCTAGAATAAAATCTACCACCAGTAGTTTGAACTGGGAATAAGAAGTTCGCAGCGCCAATACCTATTGGGGCAGAAAGAACACTAACACCAGCACCAATTGGATGATCAATGATTGCCGTAGCAGATGCTCCTACATGAGTTGGAGTATCAATGGTTACAGTTGGCGGTGTTGAGTATCCACTACCACCATTAGAAACTGTGATAATTCCAACTGCACCTGTTGTTGCTAAACCAACAGTGGCAATTGCACCAGATCCCCCACCACCGACAAAAACAACAGTCGGTGGCACTGTGTATCCAGCACCAGGATTAATCATCAATACTCTATCGATAGATGATGCAGTTGCAAATCCTGTTCTGGATGTCATGATTGCAACCGCAGTTGCTTGAATACCGCCAGGTGCAGAAGAAATTGCTACCGTGGGTGTTGATGTATAACCCTGTCCTTGATTCGTTAGACTGATAAACTTTAATGCACCATCAACAACTGATGTGGACACAGTTGCAGTCTGCCCAATTCCAATCAGTTTCAGAGTCTCTGCGTATCCAGCATCCTCCATGCTGTCATCGATCTCATCAACACCGGTATCAATTACTTCATCTTCATAACGGAATACTTCACATCGTAGTTCATATGTGTAAAGATCTTGTAACTGATAGAAAGGATCAGCGTATTCTACAAACTTGATCTCATACAATCTATCATCAAGAGGGAAATAGATTAAATCTCCACCTTTTGGTCTGGATGATAATTTAATATCTTGTTCGTTCTGAATTAAAGGTTGAATATATGTTTCCCACCTCTCCCTTGAAATAATTAATGTGACATCATCTTGCTGTTGCACACCAAATTTTGACATGAGGATACCAGCACCCTCATATGAATCCGATTTTACATATGCCTCGATAGGATAAGCATCATCAAATTTGGATTGAATTACTTCTTTAATTACAGTATTTGATGTGAGATACTTCCTAGGAATATAATGAACATCAACTCCATATGTACGAAGTTGTTCGTTGATCAGATCTTGTACAAGACTCTGCTCACCACGTGTTCCCTGAGTAAAATATGGATTAAGTGCCATTATCCGATAAGATCAAGAGGTGGAGTTTCGTATGT